CTACGCTCAATCGGGTCGGACCTAACTCCAGAAGTACGAGAGCAGGCACAGCAAGTAATTGTTGCGTCTGTTATCGTCACCCAGGTCGCATTAGCAGGTAGGAAACCTTGAAGTTCATAAAAGACCAACTAGATCAAGCTTGGACAATTCTTGGCTTGGGTATCGCTTGGGTCGTACTCGAAGGCACAGCTAAAGACTTTGTAGGTTGGGCCATCCTCATCACCATTGCTATTTGGGCAGCAACTTACCCTCTAAGGAAAGACTAATTATGTGGTTAGACATCGCACGCAGAACCATCGCAGTAATCATCCTCAAGGTCACAGGAATCTTTGTCGGTGGTTCGGTTATCGGACTTGAAGTTATGCAGGCTGTAGCCATGGCTGCTTTCGCTGGAGTTATAGATGTGGCTCAGGAGTTGTCTCGCTCTTACCTGTCAGACGGTGAGCTTGACCCAGAAGAAATAAACAAGAGCTTCGGCAAGATTGCTGACAAGACTACAAAAAAAGACTAGCTTCTTCTTCTTTCGCTATCTGTAGTTCCACCCCACACGCCGTGCATACCCGCTGACACGGCATAGTCAAGACATCTAATCTTTACTGGGCATACCGAGCAAATAGCCTTAGCCTCATTAGCGACAAGTTTTCGGTCATGGGGGCTGCCCACAAGATCATCTGGAAAAAACAGATTTGGGTCTACGGCACACCCCACTCCGCCTGGCACATCCCTAATGGCTTCTTGAAGCTCGATGTATTTGCGTTCTAATTGTCGGTGGCTAAGCATAGGTTTACATTACAGAAAAAACCCGCTAATGTGAAATCCCACACCGAGTAGATGTGGGATTCACGCCAAATGAAAGAGAGGGAAACACTTGGCCTTATCAAAGCTACCAAGCGTAATAAACGAGATACAGGATGCCGTACTCCTAGGAGACTTTGAGAACGGCTCCCCAGAATGGCACGAGCTACGAAACGAACCTGGTGCTATCGGTGGTTCAGACATTGCCGCCATCGCAGGTTTGTCACAATGGGAAAGCGCCTATACAAAGTGGGCAAAAAAGACAAAACAAATTCCAGACAGCATTGAGCCGTCTATGTCTATGCGACTTGGAACAAAACTAGAAACACCAATCGCAGAAATCTTTGCCGAAGAACATCCTGAGCTGGAACTTTACACAACAGGAACTTGGGCAAACAAAGAAGAACCTTGGATGCGTGCAAACCCTGACGCAATCTACGCAGACTCAACTGGCGAGTTCGGAATCCTAGAAGTCAAGTTCTCACGCGACTACTGGACAGCCGTGCCTCAATCTTACCGCGCTCAGGTTCTTTGGTACATGCGAGTATTCGGTTTGAAACAAGCAAAGCTTGTTGCACTCGCAGGATCTAGCTATCAAGAGTTTGACATTGAGTGGGACCAGTTTGAGGCTGACGCTTTGTTTGCTGCTGCCATTCGGTTCCGCAATCATGTTGTGCAAATGCGAGCGCCACAGTGGGATGGTTCCAACTCAACACTTGAGACAGTCAAGAAGCTAAATCCAAACATCTCAGATGGCGAAGTAGACCTAGACGATTTGGGTATGCACTACTTCAATAAGTTGGATGAGTTCGAGCGTGTTGAAAAGGAATTGACCGAGCTAAAGAGTAGAGTCCTATCTGCTATGAACGGCAACAAGAGGGGCTTGATTTACGGGGAACACAGAATTAGCCTCAGAGCTAGGGGTGCGGGACTTCCGTACCTACACCACGAAAAGATAGGGAAATAAATGGCACACTTCAATCTCAATGAATACCAGACCGTACAAGAACGCATAGATTTATTTTGGAAAAAGTTTCCTGCTGGTCGGTTCAAGCTAGACATCGTTAGTCAGTCAGATACACAGGTCATCATTAGGGCTTCGGTCTGGACCGACAAGAACGACAAGCATCCAACGACCGTGGACTTCGCTGAGGAGCGAGTAGGCACTTCGCCTGTAAACAAAATCAGCCATGTAGAGAACTGTGCTACATCAGCTCTCGGTAGAGCTATTAGTGCTTTAGGTGGAGAGTTCAGCCCAAAAGGTAAACGACCATCCCGTGAGGAGATGGCAAAGGTAGAGCGCTCTAAGCAACCAGTTGCACAGCTAAAGGATTGGCTAGTAATGGCTCAGTCAATGGGCGATGATCTTGACGGTCTTAGACTGTTATACAGCGAAGCCAAAACTGCCAACGCTCCAAAAGAAACCCTAGATAGGATTGCCGAAATTGCCAATGGATCATCTGGAAATGAACATCCTGATAGCAAGTCTGCGGGAAGTGCAGGAGTGTCTGAATGAGCAATGGGCTAGGGGCAACTACCCCGATGTGGACAAGATGTGGCAGCTACAACGAGAGAAGTCAGAGAGGCTAAAAAATGGAGATTATTTCACCGACACACATCATCCAGGAGCTTCAGAGACTAACAGCGGAGATGGACAAGGGCAGTAACGCCCTCTATGACGCTGAGTGCAAGATGGCAGATGCCGAGGCTGCTTACGACAAAGCTGTATCCCTTGCGTTCATAAACAACCAAGGAACCGTGGCTGACAGGCAGGCTGTGGCTAAGTTGCAGTCAGTAGATCAAAAGCTTCAAGCTGACCTAGCTAGGGCTGAGTTCAACAGAATCAAGGTCAAGATGAAAACCCTGTCAGATCAAGCGACAATGATGGCTGTAATGTCCAAAAATGTCGAACTTCAGTGGCGAACACCCTAGCTGGTAGCCTTGAAAGGTGATTGCTGAGAGCTGCTCCTGCGGGGCTAAATTCAAGACTGACGAGCCTGAACCTGTCAAATTAGTTCGTGAATGGCGGAGAAAGCACGCCTGCGCTGAGCAAGACATCACCGACACACCAACTAGCGGACTATCCGACAACCAGCTTGCAATGGGATTCCAACCAGGTGAGATGCCAGCAAAGAAACACGACCCTTGGGATGATGAAGACTAAAGAGTTTCAAAAATATATAAGACGAGATGAAGGAATCTGTTGCCATTGTGGAACTGATGACGATACACTCGTGCCGAACCACAGACTTAATCGTGGGGCTGGTGGTTCAAAAGCAAGAGATGTGCCATCAAACATAATCTTGATTTGTAGCATGGCAAACGGACAGCTAGAGTCAAATGCAACCTTCGCTCAAATGGGCAGGGACTTTGGTTGGAAACTGACATCAGGTCAAGATCCCAAAAAGACTGCCGTTTGGTTGGCAGACGGCTGGTATTTGTTAGATGATAATTATGGCAGGCGCAAAGTCAATCCTAGAGAAGAAGCTGATTGAGAGGAATAAATGACAGAAGGGTACAAAGTCTGCTCTAAGTGCCAGGCTACAAAACTACTGTCTGAGTTTTCTGCTCATCGAGGTTCCAAATCGGCAAAATCTGGTTTTAGGTCTACTTGTAAATCATGCGATGTTGAGTACAACAGGATTTATAGAGCTAAAAATCGTGAAGTAGTCAATGCTACAAAAAGGGCTTGGGCTTCAAAAAACAAAAATAAGAAGTCTCAATCTGACAAAATCTATCGTGAAAAAAACAGAGACAAACTTGTTCTAAAGTCTAAGGAGTGGTACGAGGATAACAAAGATGCTGCCAATGCCAAAGCAAAAATCTATAGGTTAGAAAATAAAGAAAAAAAGGCATTGGCGGACAAAAGATGGTCGGCTGCAAACAGAGATAAAACTCGTGCAGCCAGCAAAAGATGGAGAGAGCGAAACCCCGAAAAAGCCAAGCTAGTTCGTCTAAACAATGAGGCTAAACATCCTTTTAGGGCTAGGCTAAAGCAACAAAAAAGAAGGGAAAGAATCAAAGAAAATGGGTTGTTTTTAGTTACTCAACAGGATGCTGAGAAGCTACTAGCTGGAGCATGTTTTTACTGTGGCGGGCCTTCGGCTCACATTGACCATGTAGTCCCCGTAGCTAGGGGCGGTTCACACTCAATAGGGAACTTGGTCGGAGCTTGCCAAAGGTGTAATCAGTCAAAGGGCAGCAAATTCATCACCGAATGGAATAAAGTAAGACTCAACTAAGAGAGGGAAAAGAGAGATGCCACTAATTCGTGGACACCACAGCTTTGATGACCACTACACCCAGATACCGAATGACTGGGTGCGTGACAGCAGAATCAGCCTAAAGGCGATTGGCTTACTTGCTCAGATTATGAGTCACAAGCCTGGCTGGAACCTAAGCCTGCGCTCAATAGCTCGAATAAACGAGACTGGTGTAGGCACAATCAAGTCTGCTGTCGAGGAACTTGAGCAGTTTGGATACTTGGTTCGGTCAAAGGATCAGCTCCACAACGAAGACGGGACTTTCGCCGATTACCTATGGACAACTGCTGACCCGTTCCAAAACCCCGTCACGGTGAAAACCGCGCACGGAAAACAGGACACAAAGAAGACTATTACTAAGAACACTATTTCTAAAGAAAGCACCAATAGAGCTTCTGAAATTCCAGATGACTTTTCGGTCACAGATGACATGAAATCTTGGGCCACTGAGAAGCACCCGCAAGTGGATATTGACAAGGCAACGCTGAACTTTGTAGATTACT